CTGCTTCTGGTAAAACACCATCTGTTGCAAAAACCCCAAAAGTTCCAAAAGGTGGTGGAGATGCAATCGGTGGAAAAGGAAGTATAACACAATCACTTGGTAAAATAAACATGAGTGCGGTACTAAAAGGAGCAGCGGCTTTATTAATAGTTGCAGCTGCAGTATTCGTGTTTGGTAAAGCAGTTCAAGAATTTATGAAAGTTAGTTGGAGTGCGGTTGGAATGGCGGTAGTATCTATGTTGGCTCTAGTTGGTTCAGTTGCTTTATTAGGTGCTATTATGAGTAGTGGAGTTGGAGCAGTTGCAATTCTTGCAGGTGCAGCCGCTATGTTGATTGTTGCTGGGGCTATGTTTGTTCTCGGAAAAGCAATACAAGAAATAGCAAAAGGAGCTGGTGTTGATTTCGCAACACTTGGTACTCAGTTATTGGCATTTGGATTGGCAGTTGTACCTCTTGGATTAATGGCTCTTCCAATATTCTTTGCATCGGCGGCATTAACTACACTAGGTATTGGTTTAACTGCATTTGGTATAGGATTACGAATGATACCATTTGAAACCTTAAACTTAGTAAAAGATACACTTACTAATATAGTACCACTAACGAGTGGAATAATATCACTTGCAGCAGGAATCACCGCATTGGCTGGTTCACTTTCATTATTAGGAATAGCTGGAATTGCTGCTTTACCTGGTCTGATGGCCTTATCAATGGTAGGTGGTATTAGTATGGCCTTAGGTGGATTGTTCGGTGGTGGTGAAAGTGAAGGTGGAGGTGATTCAATGGAAGCCTTACTCACAGAGATTCAAGGATTAAGAGCAGATTTAAATGCTGGTAAAGTTGCAGTTTACATGGATGGAACAAAGGTTTCGAGTGGAATTAAAAACGTAGTTAATGGAACAAAAGTTAACTCATATGGATTATAAGATATGCCAACAATATTAGAATTATTTCAAAGTAGTGGATTAAAAGATTCAGTTAAGGCGGATAACGAAACTCTAGTAGAACAAGAAACTAGTGGTATCAGAGTTAAATCCTTAGTTGAATTAAACAATCCTATCTTATATGGTAACGAATCTATTCGTATCGTAAATAGAACTACTGAAGCGGTTGAAAAACAAAGAACTGCAAATAGTTCAGCACCTGCTGATGGTGGATTAATTGGTAAAGGATTGGGTAAATTAACTGGTGGAAAGGTAAATTCTATATCAGAGGCTAGAGATAAAGTAAATAGTACACTTGGAATACCCGTTAATTTGATTCCTACTGATGTTGCTAAAGGTTTAGTAGGTAAGAACCCCGTCAACACTTCAATCACCTTAGAAGAGATTAGATTAGGTGGTGCTGGAACTGGTCTTGGTAAATTTTTAAAATCAACTGGTGGTGGAAATCCATCTGCAATTGCAAAACAAGCAATCGGTAAAGGAATTGATTTAGTAAAAGGAGAAATCAGAGGAGCATTATTTGGTAAAAGAGGACCTGATGAACCTGCACAAGGTGAATATAAAAACCTAATACCTGATTATGGTAATGTAATAGCAAATAGACAAGATATACAAGAAAAGAAACCACAAAAAGAAGGTGGATTTACATATTCATCTACTGTTGATATATCTGCAGAGGCAATCGAAGATAGAAACGATATGTCAACCAAACTTGAATATGTGAAATCATTGTATGAAAAAGGTATTTTTGGTACACCTCCATTAACAATTGCTAAAAATATTCAAATATCTGAAAATAAATTTAATGATGATGAAACTCGTTCAGGTAAAAAACCAAATCTTTATACTAAAGCATCAGAAGATTTAGTAATAGATGATTCACAAGATTTAACAATCAATATAGATAAAGTATCATATACACCAACAAGAGGTGAAGGAAAAACATTTGGTGGAAAATATGGATTTAGATTTAAACCAAGTGATAATTTTGATGGAGATGATTTTGATAAACAAAGAGATTTAGAAAACAAGTACTCAACAAATGATGATGTTATTGGAAGAACATTAGAAGGTGTAAGGGGTATGACAAATAAAAAAGATATTATAAATCAATCACCAGTATCAGATGAAGATATCTTAGTTGATGGAGGAACTCCATTAGAAGATTTTGATTTAATACCTCTTGTAATTAAAAATACTTATAGTGGAAAGAGAGCACACTTCAGATGTTCTATAAATGGACTTACAGAAACGACTTCACCTTCATGGGATAGTTCTAAGTTTTTAGGAAATCCATTCAACCTATACACTTACAGCGGTGTAGAAAGAAGTGTAAACTTTAACTTACAGTTGTTTGCACTAAATGCAAATGAATTAGTTAATAATTGGGAAAAATTAAAATTCTTAACTTACTTATGTTATCCAACTGGTTATCAAAGTGAAAGTATAGGATATGTAATACCACCATTTATAAAATTTACATTAGGTGATATGTACAATCAAAAAGATGGATTTATTGAAAGTTTATCTTATACGATACCAGATAGTGGTGTATGGGAAACAGGACAAGGTAATGCAGTGGTTGATAATGAGTTTGTAAATAAGTTTAATACTAAAGAACTAACAGTAAACGATTTAAAAGGTTATAAATTACCTAAATTTATAGATGTATCAATAACAATTAAATTTGTTGAACAAAGAAGTACGACTGGTTTAAGTAAAATGTATAGTTTTAAATCAATAACATAAGATGAGTAGATACGATAATAACGAAACGAAAAAACTTGGTGATGGTAGAGTGGTATATAGAAGTAAAATATATCCACAAATCCCTCTAAGAGATGATGATATCTATGTAGTAACTCAGACTGGTGATAGATTAGATACACTTGCAAATCAATATTATAATGATTCTAGTTTATGGTGGATTATTGCAGCTGCTAACAAAATACATAATGCATCTGTTGCATGTGAAGATGGAACAGTTCTAAGAATTCCACAAAATTACATAGAGATTAAGAATAACTTTAACAAATAAGTGATATGTCATTTAGTTACTTTTCAAGTCCAGAAGGATATATAAAATCAGAAGTAGATAAACGTAAAGGAAATATCCTATACGCAAGTAAACTCAATGCTTGGATTCGTGTTACTTCTGGTGTTGGTGCTGGAATGATTATAACATCAAACCCAAACTTACCTTTATTTTATGCTGCAAATGCTATCTATGGTGGTATTGGTGCAGAATCTGGTGGAGCTAGAACAGTTACAACAGAGGATGAAGAAGGTAATACGAAATTAACTGATTTACAAGGTAATGAAATTGATTTTAAAGATAATAGATGGGGTAGACCAAGACCAATTATTAGTGGTATTGATATAAGTGAAGGAAATAATGGATTATCAAAAAAATGTGAATTACAGATAACTTGTTTTTCATTAGCACAGATGTTAGAGATTCAACAAAAATTTGGAGAACCGGCACACTCTGTTTTTCTTGAATTTGGTTGGAATACTGCTAAAGGAGTAGAGGGTATAGTTGATGTACGAGATATTGCACAAGTTGTATCCATGAGAAACTTAGATTCAATCAAAGCAGTTAGAGAAAAAGCTGCTGGTCAATATGATAACTTCTTGGGTAGAATTACTGGTGGAGGAATTTCAATTGAAGGTGGTGAAAAATATATAGTAACAACAAAGATAACAGGTGTTGGTGATTTAGCAGCATATCTTCAAGGTCAAAAACCACCAAGTGATACTGAAAATAAAACAAACTTAGGTGGTAAATCATTTTGGTGGACAGGTGGAACTATTAATGATAAAAAAAGACAGTTCCAATATATGTTTAATGATTTACCTGCATACAATAGAACTGATGATGTAAAGGCATTAGTTGATAATGAATATTTTACAAAATCCTATAACTTTATAAACTTTGATGAAGAACTTAGAGAAGATATGGGAGATGAAACTGTTGATACAAATATCAGACATCCTGAAGGAGGTAAAGTTGCTATACCTGGTAACACCCCATTAATTGGAAATGAAAGATTTGTAAAGTTAGATGTATTACTTTCGCTGATAACACTTGTAAATCCAATACCAATTGTAACAGATGATAAAGGAAATATAGTAGAGGCACCACTAAGATTTCATAAAATACCAATACGTTCACATAGAAGAATATTTAGTACAGATAAGAGTAAACTATTAATTCCAAACAATACAATGCCTAACTTTGGATTATGGTCAATACTAAAAGGAGATGAACCAGCACCAGCTGAAAGTGCAGGAACTGTTGACATGAGTTACAGTCCAGAGGGTGAAGCAATAAGTTTTCCATCCGAAAATAGATATGACCCAAAAGATGCTGGTATTTTTGATGAATTAACTGATTTACGTGCAGGTAATTGGGGATATTTAGAAGATTTATATGTAAATTATGATTTTGCAAAAGGAGTTTTTGATTCTAAAACAAATACTACATATGATATGGTTATTCAAATCTTGAATGGATTATCAGCTGCATGTAATAATATGTGGCAGTTTGAAATAGAACAACAAGTTTGTGACCAATATGATTTATATGGTAAAAAAACTGGTCAAATATTCCAACAACTAGTAATCGTTGATAAAGCAATGTCTTGTCCATCACCAAAAGCTGAAGCTATGCAATTAGTATTAGGTGGGGAACAATCTATATTTTTAGATGCATCACTACAATCAGATATACCTGGAGCTATGATGGGTACTATTACCATGAAAAAGGCAACTAAAGGTAGAATACAAGTTAATCCAGATGGAAGTACAACTGCACCTACAACTGGTAGAGGATTATTTACAGATGAAGTAGATTGGATATCTGCAACAGTAAATCAACAGAACTTACAAGCAAAACCACCGGAATCATCAAAAGAACCGAGTAAAGAAGAAAAAATAGCATCAATGTATTCTGTATTTCAAGATAAAGCTGGAGTATATCCAAATAGTATTAACAATAGTGCAGATGATTTAGATTCTCGTGGTTCGTATAATAAATTATTGATGGCAATTTATGATGACCCATCATTACTAAATTTAATTAGAAGAGAAGATGGAGTTCAGAGTGGTACACCAGAACATCAAATAGGACAAGCATTACTACCTATTAAGTTTTCATTTACAATACATGGATTAAGTGGATGGAAACGAGGAGATAAATTTAAAGTATTAGGATTACCTCCACAATACGACAATGGATTTTTCCAAGTTACACAAATCAATCAACAGATTGAAGGTATGAATTGGAAAACAAATATAGAAGGACAATTTAGAAACGTATCATCATGAGTTTAACAGATAAAAATAACTATATACCTAATGGATGGACTAGATTACCGAATGGTAAGTTAGTAAAGGGTGATGCATCAGAAGATAAAATGGTTACTTCTTACAAAAAAATATTGAATAAATCTGATGAACAGTTCAAAAGTATAAAAATAGTACAACATAAACCAGAATTAACTGATAAAGATTATGAAACTGGTGTAATTAAACGCTACTTTATACAGAAATCTAATGATAGAAACTCACCTATATACGAAGTAAGTAGAAGAGAAAGTTCAAAATATACAAAAAGTACTAGATATAATTTAGCAATTATTAATTGGGTAATATTTGGTGGAGATACTTATAAAATTACAGATGATATAACACAACCACTAACACCCAAAGACCAGAATGCATTGAGTATAGCATCAGTTTCAGATGTAATACCAAATCTTAATATGTATTTACCAAACTTGTTACAATATTATAAAAAAGAAAGATGATAAAACAAATATATGTAAATGGTTCTTCATTTACTTATGGTTATGGTTTAGACCTCCCATCCTTTTTAAAGGAATTAAATAAATACGAATCAGAGTATCCAAAATGGGATGCATCCGAAGAAGAAAGAGTAAAGTTTCGTATTGATAACAATTGGCCAACACTATTACAAAACAAAATAAACTTACCAGTAACCAATGAAGCAGATTATGGTGGTTCTTGGGAAAGAGTATTAAGAATGACAAGTGATTTCATCTTGAAACACAAAAATCCACAAGAAGTACTTTATATTTTAGAAATGCCTAATTCTGTTAGACATGATGTATGGTCTATAAATGAACAACGATATAAAAAAGTAACTGGTAATGTTGGTTGGGGAGAACCATATACTCATCACGAAGAAAATGCAATAATGAATTGGTATGGTTCATTTGAAGATGGTGGAATCAACTTCGAAAAAGAAATAAAAAGAACTATATTTTTATGTTCTTGGTTAAGAGAACTAGGATGTAAGTTTTTAATAATACCAACAGAACAATTAGAAGAATTGAGACCAGATGGTAAAGAAGGTAAAGAAGAACCAGAAGCAATGAAATTACTATCTGAAGAAATTAAAAAAATAGATTTAAATCTTGTAAAATTTAAGGTAGAAAAAGATTGGCATGGATGTAGTTTACTTTATCATGATAAATCCGATTATACAAATGATTATGAGTATTGGACTACAAATATGATAGTTTTTTACAATGATTACATAGAAGGTAGAATAGGTAATAAAGAAAATGGTATAGATGATGGTCATCCAAATCTATTAGGACATCAAAAACTTTCAGAAGAGATATATCGGTATATTAATTATTATTTAAATTTTTAATATATATAAATATACAACTAAATTAGTTATATGAGTTACTTATCACAGGAAGAAAAACAACAATTACAATTTGACTGGAGATACAAGGGAGTATCTATATTAAATCTACTAACAGACAGTGAAGTAGATTCTTACGCTGAGGAGTTAGAACGAATCAGAATTCAAAGACAAGAAAAAGATACAGAAGGACAATGGGGTGAGTATGACCCGTATATGTATCCACATAAAGAATCAGAACAACTTACTAATTTAATGAAACATCCTAAAATCATTGAGGCATGTGAGTTTCTTATGGATTCTAAAATATTTGGTGTACAAACTTGGGCATACTTTAAACCACCAGGTCAATTAGGAAGAGACCAACATCAAAATATATTTTATACACAATGTAAATCAAATGAAATAATCAACGTTTCGATTGCATTTGATAATCATGACCCCAATAATGGTTCTGTATGGTACTTAGAAGGTTCACATAGATTAGGAAAATTACCTATCGAAGTAGATGAAGAAAGGGTAGGTTCAAATCCTAAGAATTGGAAAAACGAAAGGGGTAAACCTTGTGTATTACCAGAGGACCATAATTTTCCACACATTGATGGGTATCTAAGAAAAGGACAGGTTGCCTTACTACATTCTAATGTTATTCATGGTTCTGAACCAAATACATCAAAACGATTCAGAAGGGCATTCTTAACTGGTTATATTAAACAAGGTGCAAACTTTGCATCAGGTAACCATATGAAGAGAGAACCAATCGATGTAGGTTCTGCAAAAATTTAGCAAAATAATTCAAAAATGCCTTGGAGCTTTGAGCTATTTTTCGTATATTAGCTATGTAAGATTGAGTTTAAAACCTAAAACATAGTTAAATGAGTAAATTAAAAAAAGTAAAAATTTCGATTAATGGAAATGACTTCCTAATCCCTTCAGAATCCATAGGTTATGATACCTATAACAACAACGAACCTTATGTTTATATGAGGGCTAAAGTTGTTGCTTCGATAATCAAACAATATGTTAAGAAAAATTACCCTTCATTAGTTGTGAGTTCTACCTCTGATGTTTATAGTGGTGGTTCTTCAGTAAGAGTGAATGTGTGTAATGGAGATGGTTCATCTGTTGATTCTACTATCTACCAAGATATTAAACAATGGGAATACATGCTGAAAGGTGGTTCTTTCAATGGTATGATTGATATGTACGAAATGAGAGAAGATTCTCCTTCTACTGACAATGGAACTCCAATGAAGTACTTCCCTTCTTACATCTTTATAGAGAACAAACCGAATTGGGGAACTAAACACTATTGGATGAACGAGTGGAACAAGTGGATAGAAATTACCGATTTAGATTATACTCCTACCGATAACGAAAAAGAGTGGATTGATAATGTAGTTACGAAATACGGCGGTTGGTTAGGATATAACAAACAATTCATGAGTAAAACAGTTCTTAAAAACATCGACTCTATCATGGGTTGTATCTAAAATATAAAATATGAAAGTACTAATAAAACCACAAGTAACAAAACCTTGGTCTCAAGAAATGTATGATTACAATGATAAGGTAGCTACTATGATGATTCGTGAGATTCAAAAATCAATTAGAAAATATAAAAATAATTTCGATAAACTAAATGAACTAATGGTTCTTTGTGGTGGTATCAAATATGGTGATGGATATAGTATTGATGAACTTTACAAAGATGTTTTCTGTGAAGTTGTAAATGTTCAAAACTATTGGTTAAACGAAGAATATCCATACGCAGTTAAACAAGGATTGGTTGAATCAGTTCCTTATAACTTTATAGGTTATTAATATGAGAATAGGATATAAAAAATTTAAAGAAATTAAAAAGTGGTATGGTTCATCTGATTTTGAAATCGGATATGACTCTTACTTTACTAAAGGTAAAGGAATAACACTCAGATTTGGATATTGGCAAAAAGTAGATTTCGAAGGATTACAAGAAATACTACCACATTATTGTAAGGTTACTGAAAACATTGTTGATGAAGATGATGATTGTGGAACTTTATACAATTATAACATTACAGATGATAGAATTTTTTAGACACATATTTGGAATCTGTGGTGAACACTTTCATCCAAACATTTGGAATACTATGGCATCCTTACCAATCATAGCAACAACTGTACATTATATAAAATGTAAATGTGGAGGTTGGTTTTCACACAAAAAAAATTGTGAAAATAATTTGGATAATTCAAAATAATTTCGTATATTAGCAAATATGGTTATAGTTGAATCTAATAAAGAGATAGCACAATTTCTTGAATATTGGAATACTCAAGAGTGTAAACTCATCCCTATATGGGGTGATTTAGAGTGTCATCCAATGAACAATGAGTTATCATTTATATATGTTAGATTTGAATCGGATGATTTTATACTTCCATTTAATCATAATGATTGTGAAAGATTAGAAATAGATTTGACAACCTCGAATCAAAATAAATGGTGTTGGAACAAAAAAGGTTTACTACAATGTGATTTAGGAATAAAAAATCTAAAAGATGTACAAACCTCATTATTCTTTGAACAAAACACAATATATCCAATAACATATAAATTAGAGACTCTAACGAACTTTTATACTCGTTTGAATATAAAAGATAGTTTGGGTAAAAGTATCTCTATAATGAGATGGGGTGAAGTGCTACGAGATATTGTTGATGAATGGGAACTAAACTCTACTAATTCTTGGGTAGATGATACGATGATTCCGACCTTATCTCAGATTGAACGTTTCGGTTTAGAGGTCGATAGGGGAAAATTTTTTGATAGATGGCCAAGTAATCACAAATCACTTAAAGGAAATAGAACATTCACCGAATACAATCCATATACAATAACAAGTAGACCATCCAATAGACATTTAGGTATCAATTATGGTGCATTAAATAAACGAGATGGTAGTAGGGAGATATTCGTTCCCAAAGAAGGTAACAAGTTTGTACAATTTGATTACGATGCATATCATGTTAGGATTATTAGCAAGTTGATTGGATATGATTTACCCGATACATCGGTTCACCAATGGTTAGCAGACCAATATGGTTGTTCGTATGATGAGAGTAAAGGAAGAACATTTAGAATCTTGTATGGGGGAGTATCGGATGAAGATAGAAAGATTCCTTTCTTCGACAAGGTTGATAAGTTTATTCACAAGATGAATGAAGAAGCAGTGAGAAATGGGTTTGTAACGACACCTAAAGGTAGAAAAATACCTTTGGAGTGGATTGAACAACCCAACGCACAGAAGTTCTTCAACTACATCTTACAAGCAACCGAAACCGAATTCAATATAGAAGTATTAAAAAAATTAGTTGAGAACGACACTATACCGATTCTGTACACATACGATTCATTTTTGTTTGAGCTGAGTGATAAGAATCAAGTGGAGGGGATTAAGGCCGTTCTCGAATCTTATGGATTTCCAGTCCGAATGGATGTGGGTAATAATTACTCAGAAGTTTAAAGTTCTATATTTATATATTGATGAACAAAACATTAGATAATATTATGAAATTATTAAAGTTATTCTTCCTTACAGCCTTCTTAGTAGGTTGTACCGCGGAAGAAATCGTATCTCAAGAACTAAGAAACGAAGTCATAATTGAGAACGCAGTATTTAAGGTGTGGTATAGTGAAGTATTGGAACAACCAGTGAAATTGATATACACATCAACAGATAGACCAAAGAATGTAGATAGAGGTAGTATGGATTTCCACAAAGAGAATGGAGTACACACCTCAGATAAACATGATTATTACGCTAACATATGGGATAAAGGACATCTTGCACCTGCTGCAACATACTCGGATTCTTATAATAATCTTTACACAACATTTTCTTATTTAAATTGTGCACTACAAGAACAAAACCTAAATAGAGGTGAGTGGAGATTGTTAGAACAAGAAGAAAGAGTTTGGGATGATGAACAAAATCTCACAATTACAGTTGAACTAATATGGGAAGATGGATACCAAATTCTACCGACAGGTGGTCATATTCCAAGTCATATGAGTAAAACAATTTACTTTGATGATGATGGAACTTGTAGAAAGTTTGTATTTCCAAACGAAAAACCAACTCAAGGGTGGGAAGAGTATGAAGTACCATGTGAAAGCAACAAAACATCACGTGCTAAAACAATCATATAATACTTATATAAGATGAATTATAGTAAAAAAATAGATGAATTACTTTTAGAGTTATCCTCAAGAGTTGGTATTGTCAATATTTTCGATAAAAATCAAAGATACGAAATATCAGATATCTTAAATGAAATGGATGACCCTCTATTCAAAGAAGCTATAATGGAGGTTTTATATGAAGCTGATGATTCTGATTACTCACATTTAGGAGCAGGAGTTTATGTAAAGAAAGGTGATGAGGATAGAGAAGATGCTAAAAAATATAGAAAAGATGATAGTGGTGCATTCAAACCATTATCAGATAAACAATATCAAGATATAAAATCTAAACAAGGTGATGCTGGTGAAAAATCTGCTTCATCTTCTTCACAAAATCAACCACAAGGTGGTGAGGGTGAAGGTGGTGCCGAAGAAAAACCTCAAGGTGGTGCTCTTAAAGGAAAGGCTGGAGCTAATTACAAGAATCAATTACCAGCTGATGACCCCGCATCTACTCAAACCAACGCAAGTGATATTGAAAAACAAAAACAAGCAAAAGATAAACAAACACTTCAAGATTTAGGTATCGATACTGGTGGTATGAATGATACCATGATTGAGAAGGTTGCGAAGAAAGAAAGAATAAAGAAAGAATTTATTTCTAAAACACTAGATGCTATGTTGGCACAAATTCAACAAGAAAGAGGTGCTGGAGCCTATGGTGTTGAGAAGGAAGATTTAGAAGCTTTAAAATCTTTTGCAGAAGGTAAAGGACCAGAAGTTCCTCAGTATGAAGTAGCCGATGAGGATTTGAGTTTGGCATATCAAATATTAGAAGATAAAACAAAATCAATGCAGGGTATTACTTTTGGACAAGTAAGAGGAATGTTACAGAACAAAGGAGCGGCAGACCCAGATTCAGTAAGAGTAGGTACTAAAGAAAATCCTGGCCCTGGTTGGGGAAGAAGAGATAAGATATTGAAATCATATCTTGCTTGTGGTGGTATAAGTGCAGTGACTGGTAGAAAGGTATCAATTGGTGGTAGTAATGTTGACCATAGATTATCATTGGATAATGGTGGTAAAGATGAACCAGAAAATTGGATTTGGATGGAAACTAATCTAAACATGATGAAAAGTGCCTTGAGTGATGAGGAGTTAATTCAAAGAGTGAATAAGGAATTATCAAAGAGTCCAGAAGAAGTTCAACAAAAGAAACTTAAACAACAAATAACTAAACTAACAAAAGCAGCATATAAAAAACACTGGTCAGAAAGATTTTCCAAAGGTGGTAATGGTGGATTAACAGAAGCGGATTTAGATGGAATGACAGTACCACAAATGAAAAACATTATTAGAGGATGGAATGAACAATATCCAAAAACATCTGAATTTTATGTGAATACATATAAAGCTCAAGTTGGTGGTTCAAGAGGTGGTGGAAGAGGTGTTGCACTATCTCGTGGTGATTTAAAGAAAAACTTTTTAGAACAACTTAATAGAAAAGAACAAGTATTATCTGCAGATGAAGTGAAAGGTTTAGATACCTCACTTGAAGAAGTTTTAAATCAAATTAAAAGACAAGAATAACGTACATAACATGGTAGAATAATGTACTACCATTTTTTAGATTTTCCGAAAATAATTCTATACTTATAGGTAGACTAATTATATAGGATAGAAAATCTTTATGAAAACACAGTTATTATGTACCTTTACTACAAAGGAAGAGCTTCAAACATCACTTCAAGAAATACGAACTAAATATAGAATCGTGTATAACTATATCTATGTTCTGCAGAATAAAGGGAATTTGAATGAGTTATTTGTAACGTATAATATCGATACACAATATCAACCTGATAAACCTTTGGAGAATACAATTTTAGTTCACAGAAAAAAACAGAGTAACACCCTATATACAATTAACGCCTTGAACGAATTAGTAAAAGAAGAAAATAATGGAGTACTAGACAAAACATTTTCCATAGATTGGAACAAGTTTAAAAACTCAATTATCGTTACTAATGTTGAAGGAACGAAGAAAATATCTACAAGAGTATTCGAAATTATAGATTTTAGCAAAAATAATTAGTAAAACATTTGGAGCTTTCCAAAATATTTACTATATTAGCTTCAGATTAAATTAGTTATATGAACAAAGAACAGACTGCAGTGGAGTACTGCGAAGAAACGTACCCACAAACAACACAAGAATTCAGAAACATTCTCGATGAAATGTATGAAACCTTCTGTAAAAAACAGAGGAATTATGGACCTGGTAATATCTCAGTTGGTACATCTTTAGAAACTGAAGATGATATCAAAGTGGCACTTACAGGTCTTTGGTTTAGGAAGAATGATAAAATTCAAAGATTATTACAATTAGTGGTAAAAGGACAACCAGATGAGGTAGGGGAGAACATCCAAGATACCTACGAAGATTTGTCTGTATATGGTGTAATATCACAAATTGTACAAAGAAAAAAATGGGCCAAATAGACCTTACGTTTTCGTAAAATGGCCATATTTATATATACACCAAGTGTGACAGTACACTTAAAATAAACTGTAAAACTTAAACATTTAAATTTAAAATTAATTATTATTATGGGAATTGACATTAACGCAATTAAGGGTAGATTGAACAAACTTCAGAATACCCAAAAAAAGAGTGATTCACTTTGGAAACCAACACCTGGTAAAACACAAGTTAGAATTGCTCCCTACAAGTTCAACAAAGATAATCCTTTCATAGAACTTTATTTTCACTACAACATTAACAACAAAACTTACTTATCTCCACAATCATTTGGTAGACCAGACCCTATTGTAGAGTTTGCGGATAAACTAAAGAGAATGGGTGATAAAGAAGATTGGAAGGCTGCAAAACAAATGGAGCCTAAACTAAGAACTTTTGTACCTGTTATTGTTAGAGGTGAAGAGGGTGAAGGTGTAAGATTTTGGGGATTCGGTAAAACTGTATATCAAGAAATTCTTGGATACATTGCAGATCCTGATTATGGAGACATCACAGACCCAACGAGTGGTAGAGATTTAACAATCGAATACAAAACAGCTGAAGAGGCTGGAACAACTTATCCAACTACCACTATTAGAGTTAAACCAAGTCAAACACCTCTATCTGATAATTCAGATACAGTTGCTTCACTTTTAGAAAACCAAACTGAAATTACTGATTTATATTCAGAGTTATCTTACGATGAATTGAAAGATGTACTTGAAGGGTGGTTGAACCCAACTGCTGAATCTACTAATGAACCAGCTTCTGAAAGTACAACATTATCTGAAACTAAAAAAGAGGTAAAGAATGATTTACCATTCGATGTTGATGAATCAAAACCAACTCCATCAAAGAAAACTGATGATGTTGCTTCTGCATTCGATGACTTGTTTAACAACTAAAAATCCACTAAATGGCAAAAAAGAAAAAAGAATTGGAATTAGCCGATATCCTAGCGGGTGAGCTAAACAAACAATCAAAAGACCAGAAAGTAGCATTCTTCTTGGATTCTGATGAAGCCCCTACAAACGTAGAGGGTTGGATTTCAACTGGAACTGCTATGTTGGATGTTGCCGTTTCAAATCGTCCCTATGGGGGTTTACCTATTGGTAGAATTACCGAAATAACAGGTTTAGAACAAAGTGGAAAATCATTACTAGCTGCACACCTCCTTGCTGAAACACAAAAGAAAGGTGGTGTTGCAGTTCTTATTGATACTGAAACTGCAGTAAGTAGAGAGTTTTTAGAAGCTATTGGTGTTAATGTTTCTAAACTACTTTATGTTTCTGCTGATTCAGTTGAACAGATTTTTGACTATTGTGAAACGATTATTGAAAAAGTACGAACTGCCTCAAAGGATAAAATTGTTACTATTGTAGTAGATTCGGTTGCAGCCGCATCAACTACAAATGAGTTGGCATCTGATTACAAGAAAGATGGATATGCAACTGATAAGGCAATTATTATCTCTAAGGCCATGAGAAAAATTACAAACATGATTGGTAGACAAAAGATTTCTCTTGTGTTTACTAACCAACTCAGACAAAAAATGGGTGTAATGTTTGGTGACCCATGGACAACAAGTGGTGGTAAGGCTCTAGCTTTCCATAGTTCTGTTAGAATCAGACTCAAGAATATGGGTCAGATTAAAACCAAAGTAAATGGTAAAGATAGAACAATTGGTATCAAAGTAAGGGCACAGATTGTAAAGAATCGAATGGGGCCACCATTGAGAGCGGCTGATTTCGATATATTCTTCGAAAGAGGAATTGACAACTATGGTTCATGGTTGGGAGTAATGAAAGAAAATAAATTAGTAAAACAAGCAGGTGCTTGGTATGAGTATGTTGATACTGATACTGGTGAAGTATTTAAATTCCAATCAAAGGATTTTATTCCTATGATGGGTGAAAAGGAAGAATTGAGAGAACAGATTTATAAAAGAATTTGTGAGGCAACAATCCTACAATACAAATCAGATACATTAGATATTGACAATCATTCAGTAGATACCGAAGGACCTGGTGAAAACAATTAAAAGGTTATGGATAGTAAATTATATCAAATGTTAAAAAGTAGTGCTGAGGCTGATAAATCAAAAGCACTACTATCTCTAAATCTTCTTGGTAACAAAGCGGTTGGTATTGGTGACCATTCTACTGAGGATTTCTACAAAAACGCCGAGGAAGCACTCGTTATGTTAGTAGATTCCGATGATAGATTGTCTACACTAGAAAAATACTTCAAACCAACTAAACAAGTTGTATGAGAGAACTATATAAAAACATCTTAGAATCAGTAGAAATCGATAGAGAAAAAAACAAGGATAGACACAAAAATTCTCGTGTACTGATTATCGATGGATTAAATACCTTTATACGATGTTGGACTTCCATTCCTACATTAAATGATAATGGTGACCACGTTGGTGGAGTAACTGGTGTATTACGTTCAATCGGATATGCAATCAGACAAACTCAACCATCACGAGTTGTTGTTACATTTGATGGGCAAGGAGGTTCACATCGTAGAAAGAAGTTATTTGAAGGTTATAAGGCAAATCGTTCAAAGAGTAAACTCAGAATTAATCGTGCATACAATGATATGATGAATGATGAGGAAGAGAGAGAATCTATGAAAAGACAATACGTTTGGTTAGCAGATATTCTCGATTACTTACCAGTATCATTTATGATGTATGATGGTGTTGAAGCAGATGATGTTATGGCTTATATCTCAGAACAGATTCTAAAAGAAGATGAACAGGCAGTTTTGATGTCTACTGATAAAGATTTCTTACAATTAGTAGATGAAAAAACTATTATATGGTCTCCTACTAAAAAGAAGATTTATAATCAAAAAGTAGTACAAGAAGAATTTGGTTTACACCCCAACAATATGTTAATTTATAGAGTTTTAGATGGTGATTCTTCAGATAACATACCTGGAGTTAGAGGATGTGGTATTAAAACACTTCTAAAAAGGTTTCCAGAGTTGACTGATGAACGAATTATTACAGTAGATGAACTACTACGATTGGCAGAAGAAAAGAAGGGTAAAATCAAATTATATGATGATATTCTTGAATCAAGAGAACAAATCATTATGAACGAAAAACTAATGCAACTTAAAGAAGTTGATATTAGTGGACAAATTAAGATGAAAATCTTAGATAGATTCAATGAAGAAATAAAACCATTAAACAAAATGGATTTTATGAAAGTTTTATTAAAATATAAAGTTGTTAATAACATGGGTAATATAAACGATTGGTTAAAAACAACTTTTGGTAACATCGTAACAGATTAATGACAGAAATAGACAACTTATCGAAATTCGGGCAATCATTTCAAAGTAAAGTTGTATCTGCACTATTAACCGATGAAAAGTTTTTGGATATGCTTAGTGAAATCACTACACCCAAATTCTTTGAATCAGATGCAAACAAATGGATAATAGGAGAGATATTAGATTATCACGAAGAATTTAGAAAACCCCCAACACTAGATGTATTTAAGGGACAATTATCAAAGGTTGATAATGAAGTATTAAAAACTACTATTGTTGAACAACTAAGACACGTATTTACACAAGTAGGTAACGTTGATTTAGATTACATCAAAAAAGAATTCACATCTTTTTGTAGAAACCAAAATTTAAAAGGAGTAATCCTTGCATCAGTTGATTTACTAAAGGCGGGTAACTTTGATAGAATCAAAGATTTGGTAGATAAAGCCATGAAGGTTGGTACTGAAACTGATTTAGGACACAACTATTTAGATGATTTTGATTCTAGAGCTGATGAAGTTAAAAGGGATACAGTTCCTTCTGATTGGAAACCTATCAATGATTTGATGGATGGAGGATTAGGACCTGGAGAACTTGGAGTTGTAGTTGCACCTTCTGGTGTAGGTAAAACTTGGATACTAACAGCCTTAGGAGCATCAGCCGTACGTCAAGGTTTGAGTGTTGTTCATTACACTATGGAATTATCTGAACATTATGTTGGACAAAGATATGATACTGTATTTACACATATCCCTTCAGCAGATTTGAAAGATAAAAAAGAAGAAGTAAAAAACAAAATATCAGGCTTACAAGGTAAATTGTTAATCAAATACTTTCCACCAAAAGGGGTTAGTGTTAAAAAGATTCAACAACACATTGATAAGATGATTGCTACAGATAACAAGCCCGATGTTATCATTGTAGATTATGCAGATTTACTTCTCTCTCATTCAAACAAATCCGATTCTACTTATGCAGAACAAGGAGGAGTTTATATAGATTTGAGAGGATTGAGTGGTGAAATGGGAATACCTGTTTGGACTGCATCTCAAACCAATCGTTCGGCAATAGATTCTGAAGTTATCGAAGCAGATAAAATAGCAGATTCATATGCAAAAGTAATGAATGCTGATTTCATTATGAGTTGGAGTAGAAAGAGTAAAGATAAACTCAATAATACTGCCCGAGCACATATCATGAAAAACAGATTCGGACCAGATGGAATTACGTTCCCATGTAAGATGGATACTAATACAGGTTTTATAGAAGTTTATGAAGGAACTTCTTCTGAAGGTATCTTATCAACCAAAGAATCAGCCTCTGGTCAAAAGGAAAGGAGACAATTACTCCACAAAAAGTATGTAGAAAATTTCGGATAGTGTAGAATAAAAAAAATATTTCAAAAATTCCTATTCGGTTTTGGATATATACAATAGTTATATTCACGAACACATTAAAACAAAAAATAAAAATTATGGCAAATTCACAAGAACTTTTCGAACAAATCAAAGAACTATTCGTACAATTTGAAGATGAACACAATGGAACTTCAAAGGCTTCTAAATCAAGAGCACGTAAGGCAATAGGAGAAATCAAGAAATTAGTAACAGATTATAGAAAAGCTTCTGTTGAAGAAACTAAGTAATTCAAAGTTATAGAACATGAGCAAATTATTCACCGAAAGAATCCCTTTCAAGCCGTTCGAGTACCCAATATATTATAACGAAGGTTGGTTAAAACAAGCACAAGCATTTTGGTTACATACTGAGATACCAATGCAAATGGATGTTAAAGATTGGAATGAAACTTTAACTCCTGCAGAGAAAAATTTAGTTGGTAACATCCTATTAGGATTTGCACAAACTGAATGTGCAGTTTCTGATTATTGGACTAATATGGTTACTGATTGGTTTCCTAAACATGAGATAAGACAGATGGCTATGATGTTTGGTTCACAAGAAACTATTCATGCAACAGCATATTCATATTTAAATGAAACTTTAGGGTTGGATGATTTCTCAGCGTTTCTACACGAACCTGCAGTTGCAGAGAAGTTCGAATTACTTACACAAACTTCAGCAGAATGGAAACATACTGATTTACAAACAAATGAGAAAGCAAGACAGGAAGTAGGTAGAAGTTTAGCAATATTTTCAGCATTTGCTGAAGGTGTTTCACTTTACTCTTCCTTTGCTGTTCTTTATTCATTCCAAATGAGAAATAAACTCAAAGGAATAGGACAACAAATGAAGTGGAGTGTAAGAGATGAATCTCTTCATTCTCGTATGGGTTGTCAACTCTTTAGACATATGTGTGAAGAATATCCTGAATTACTAGAACAATGTAGAGAATCAATTGAAGAAGCATCTAAATTGATTATTGAATTAGAATCTCGATTCATCGATAAGATGTTTGAGATGGGTGATTTAGAAAATCTTGAAGCAGATGATTTAAAAGAATTTATTAAAGAAAGAACCAATACAAAACTAGTTGAACTTGGATATGATGGTATTCATGAATATGATAAAAAGAAATCACAGAAACTAGAATGGTTCTATCACCTTACAGGCGGACATACTCACACAGATTTCTTTGCTATTAGACCTACTGATTATTCTAAAGCAAATGAGGGTGAGGATTGGGACGATTTATTTTAAAAATTTGAAAAACAAAAAGGTTACAATAACAGATACGAGGATATCGTATTCGGATGATGATTCTAAAATTGTTATGGATGTAGTATCCAAAGAATTGATGGAATTGTATTCTAATATAGTTACACAAAATGGTGGAAAAGTATTAGATATTGGATTCGGATTAGGATATAGTGCTAATGCAATCTATAATAAGGTTGGTAATTATCATTGTATAGAATCAAATCCACAAATCTTTAAGGAGGCACAGAAATGGGCTGAAGGTAAAGATGATGTTCATTTATATTTTGGAGATTGGATAGATGTAATCCCATCTTTAGATGTTAAGTTTGATGGTATCTTTATGGATACTTATGATGACTCTAACTATTCTAAGTTTGAAGATTACGCAAAATTAATCTCAAATGAAAATTGTGTATTATCAATTTTTAGTTACTTTGTATTAAGAGATACTAATGATTTACATTCTTTTCAATTCAAGATAGATTCTCCTCATAGAGAACACTATCCAAAAGTAATTGAACAAACACATAATTGTAATTGGAGTTATTTTATAGATGGTGTATTTCAAAAAAATGTAATACATGAACCCATTTGATTATTTAAATACTTCAGTTAAAAGTTATCAAAGAACCAGCAAAGTTCATGGAGTTGGATTATTTGCATTGGTTGATATAAAAAAAGGAGAACAAGTTTTTCCAATATGGAAAGGAGAAACTGGTTGGTATAAAATAAAGTTTGGAGAATCCAAACAGTTACCTAAAGAAGTATTATCATACATACTTCGTTCTTATGGAAATAATATAGTTAACGATAATTCTGAACTTAGATTCAAATTAACGAAGGATTGTAATTTTTTATTTTCAGAGCCATTGTGTTTAATAAATACACAATTTGAAGAAGGAAACGTTGATAGTAAAACGGGTATAGCAATAAAAGAAATAAATAAAGATGAAGAAATTTTCGGTAACTATGGAAACTCTTCACAAATAAAATTAATATAAAATGGCAAAAAACTACGGAGAAGATTTAGGTTGGGAAATCGATGTTGATTTTCCTTCATGGGGTAATACTGAAATATATGTAAAAACAATATCTAAAGGATATCTATTACCTGGTGAAAAACCTAAAGATGCCTATTGGAGAGTTGCAACAAGAGTTGCTCAAAGATTGGGTAAACCACAAATGGCAACTAAGTTTTTTGACTATATTTGGAAAGGTTGGTTGAATTTAGCAACACCAGTTCTTTCAAATACTGGCACTGATAGGGGATTACCTATTTCTTGTTTTGGTATTGATGTTGCCGATTCGATTTATGATATTGGTTCTAAAAACTTAGAACTAATGTTACTTGCAAAACATGGTGGTGGAGTTGGTATTGGAATCAACCAAATCAGACCAGCAGGTTCTGTAATTGCAGGAAATGGAACGAGTGATGGTGTTGTACCATTTGCTAAAATTTACGATTCTACAATCCTTGCTACAAATCAAGGTTCAGTAAGAAGAGGTGCTGCTTCAGTTAACCTCAATATAGAACATGATGATTTCGAAGAGTGGTTAGAAATCAGAGAACCAAAAGGTGATGTGAATAGACAATCACTTAACTTACATCAATGTGCAATTGTTGGTGATAAGTTTATGAGAAAACTTCAAGATGCTGAACCAACTGCTAGAAGAAAGTGGGGAAAATTACTTCAAAAGAGAAAAGCAACAGGTGAACCATATATCATGTACAAAGGGAATGTTAATAAAAATAATCCTGAGATGTATAAGAAAAATGGATTAAAAGTATTCATGACAAACATCTGTTCTGAAATCACTTTACATACAGATGAGAACCATTCATTTGTTTGTTGTTTATCATCAGTAAACTTAGCTAGATATAATGAGTGGAAAGATACTGATTTAGTTTATACAGCAACTTGGTTCTTAGATGGAGTACTTTCTGAGTTCATTCAAAAAGCTAAAAACATGAAAGGATTCGAACATTCTGTTGCATCTGCTGAAAAGGGTAGAGCATTAGGGTTAGGAGTTTTAGGATGGCACACTTACCTACAACAAAATGGTATTCCATTTGAAGGTATGGAGGCTCAATTTGAAACTCGTAAGATTTTTTCTCAGTTAAAGATTGAATCAGAAAGAGCATCAAGAGATTTGGCAACAGAATATGGTGAACCACTATGGTGTAAAGAAAGTGGATTCAGAAACACACACCTTAGAGCGGTTGCACCAACAGTATCCAATTCAAAATTAGCTGGTAATGTATCAGCTGGTATTGAACCATGGGCTGCAAACGTATTTACTGAACAAACTTCTAAAGGAACTTTTATTAGAAAGAACAACGAATTAGTAAAAGTTCTAAGAAAAGCCGGTGTTAATAATAAAGATACTTGGGATAAGATTTTAGAAGATGGTGGTTCAGTACAAGATATTAAAGAACTAGATAAGTGGTGTTACTTAGATGGTAAAATGGTTCTCTGTAATGAAATAGAGAATGGTGATAGAGAAAAAATCTACCCTGTCAAGGATGTCTTTAGAACATTCAAAGAAATCAATCAAATGGATTTGGTTAAACAAGCTGGTATAAGACAACAGTACATTGACCAATCTGTTTCGTTAAATTTGGCTTTCCCTTCGATTGCATCACCGAAGTGGATTAATCAAGTTACTATGGAGGCTTGGAAACAAGGAATCAAAACTCTATATTATATGAGAACTGAATCAGTTCTTAGAGGTGATATCGCAACAAGAGCGGTTGACCCTGATTGTGTTGCATGTGATGGTTAAATAATTTAAGGAGAAACTATGATAACAGTAAAAAAATTCTACGCAGAATGGTGCGGACCATGTAAAGTTCTAACTCCAATTATGGAACAAGTACGAACAAAATTTGGACAAGTAACATTCGAAAATGTTGATATTGATTCACAATATCAAATTGCACAACAATATCATGTACGTTCAGTACCAACAGTAATTGTTGAAAAGGATGGAGTTGAGGTAAATAGATTAGTAGGTGTACAATCAGAAATGGCCTACTCAAATACAATTAATGAAAATTTATAGGAATTTATTTGGAATTCTCGAATATTATTCTTATATTAGCTTAAAATTTAAAAAATATGGTGAAAAGCTTATGGTTTTTCTCTAATAGGTTACGAGGTGAATCTCATCCAAGAGCAAAACTCACATCTCAACAAGTGAGACAAATAAGAGAACTCTATTCTAAGGGTTTCTCTACTAATATCATAGCTCGTAATTTCAAAGTTTCCACTTGGAATGTGGAAGAAATTGTTAAACGAAAAACTTGGACACATATATGACAGTTATAGAAGCAACATCGCCAGGAGATGCCTGGGTGAAAGTATCAAAACATTTATTAGAACATGGTGTTAAGGTTGGTAATCTTACAGAAGAACTCAATGTAGTAACTGAAATCACAGAATTTAAATCAGATGATTGGTTTGATGGACACTTCAGAGAAGTGATGGGTGATGATAGAATTGATTTTGCCAAAACAGTTACCTTCTTAGAACCACAAGAAAAGAAATCAGATAATCCATTCTTTGAAGAAGAAGAGGGATTGGATTATAAATACATTAAAGACCATTGGCATCAATCCTATTGGGGTAGAATGGTATCTTGGAAAGGAGAATTCAACCAAGTTGAAAATGTAATCAAGATTCTAAGTAGAGGACAGGCAGTAAAAAGATGTGAACTAATTATCTTTGACCCTACGAAAGATGCAAGGAATCCATATTCACAACCTTGTATGTGTATGATTGATTTAAAACCAAGAAATGGTAAATTATACCTTACATCAATTCTTCGTTCAAATAGAGTATCTAAAAGTGGTTACGCAGATTACACTGCACTAACAGAGATGGGACACTTCCTTGCAAAACAAAGTGGATTAGAATTAGGAAAAGTAACTACACTTGCATGTTCATGTCATATCGGTGATATGGATAATGAAAAAAAGAAAACAATCAAGTTATTAGAAGTATTAGGTAAATGAAAGTACACGAATCATTCAAATTCGATGATAACCCAAAATGGGCATGGGATTTTAAAAAACTTTTATTAGATAGATTATCAGAGATACCAGAAGATTACTCGTTATCATTTTCTGCTGGTATAGATTCATCTATGTTATTGTATGGTTTGATGGAATTAGGAAAGAAACCATCTCAGTTACTTACATTTCAAGTAGAAGATTACGATACAAATGATTTAATTTACTCTCGTAAGATTGCAAAGGGTTATGGTATTCCATTAGAAATTGTAAACATACCTAAGATAGGTAAGAAAGAAGCTTCTGAAATAATAAAAGATGGTATCGATAGGATTGGAATATCAAGAAAAATAGATATTCAATGTTGTTATGCATATTGGTATATGTTACAACATATCTCAACTAAACATTTGGTTGCTGGATTATATGAAGATGTTATATATGAAACAAACGCAAAACTTAGTATAAAATACAGAGATATGTTAAAGGGTGTTGTTACGAGAGAAGATTTTGATAAACACTATAACGACCATCGTAGAATGTGTTATGAAGATAAAAACTTTAATGGTAATGTTCACAATCATGTATCAATTAGAAAATACATCAACTCATATGGAGTTACTTTAGATACACCATTACAAACAGAAAGTATCTACAAACATTTTCAGAATGTAAATTATGAACAAACTAATTTCAAATTTGAAGATGATAAAATGAAAGAAAAGAAAAAGTGGTTTGTAACTGATGTATTATTTAAAGACGAGTTTGAGAGATTTGGTAATGCAAAAAACAAATCTAACTTTCATACCAAAAAAGAAAAGGGAGATATAAATACACTTCATTGTGAAATATTTGGAGTTGAAAAGAAACAACTTATATCTGAGTACAATAAAATAAAAAAAGAAATAAAACACGAATGGTTCTAACACCAATAGAAGAATATAAAGTAAAAGGAAAGACAGTTCATGTCAAGAGAGATGATTTAGTTGGGGATGGTGTAAACTATCCACGATGGGCTAAAATTGAAGGTATAAGAAAGATTATAGAATCTGATTATATTGATAAATCAAAACCACTTACACATCTTTCAGTATATGGAAGTTGGACAGGTTGGACGTTATCTAAGATGTGTAAAGATTATGGTATTGAGTTTATCTCATCTTATCCTGATTCTAAATCATATCCACCAGAGATATTAGAAATCATCAAAGGTAATGGTGCAACTTTAAATCCAATGAAACCAAATATGATGAAACTGCTTGAAAATAAATTAGGTGGTATCGCAAAAAAGAATGGTTGGCAACAATTACCATATGCATTCAATCATCCAGCATATGTAAACCATATGAGGGATAGAATGAAACAAGTATTAGAAGAACAAGATTTTGACCATCTTGTTGTATCTATCGGTAGTGGTGTAACTGCTTCTGGTTTGATTAAAGAATTCTTACAATATAAAGATTGGAAAGATTTACTTAACAACAAAAGAAAAGTTCACACTATCACAATGTCATCATTGGAATCTACTCAAAAGATTCTTAATGAAAACAAGGCAGGAGATTTAAACAATATCAATATCTATAAATCACCATTTGAGTTCAATGATTTTATGGAAGATTATTCAGTTCCATTTGATTGTAACGAATTTTGGGATAAAAAGATGTGGTATTGGTTAGAACAAAACATTGAATCACTAGATGGTAAAATATTATTTTGGAACATCGGTGGTTCATACAAAAAATCATTAAATTTAAAATAAATAGAAATGGCAAAACAATTGAAATTCGATGTATCTGCAAGAGAATCCTTAAAGAATGGATTAGATACATTGGCAGACGCAGTTAAGGTTACATTAGGACCTAAAGGTAGAAACGTTCTACTACAAAAACAACATGGTCAACCACATATTACCAAAGATGGTGTATCGGTTGCAAAAGAAATTGAGTTAGAAGATGTTTTTGAAAACATGGGTGCTCAATTAGTTAAAGAAGTTGCATCAAAAACAGC